TGTAAATGACCAAACATTAGGAAGTATCAACGAAAATAGTGCAGATGGTACAAGTGTAGGTTCAATAACTGCGACAGACCCAACGGGTGATACAATAACATTTAGTAATTTTACACTAAAAGAAGCAAATTTAGATGGTGGTTCAAACATTACATCATCTTTGGGTGGTAATTCATTATATGACCCACACCAAGACCCATTCCAATGTAGTTCTGCAGGTGCAGTAACAAGAAAGAATGGAGTTTATCTAAATTCTGATGTAGCGAATAGATATTTTTATCAAGTAACAGTGAAAGACGCATTTAATTCAACATCTGATACAGGTTTAATTAGAATTAATATTGATGATGACTCAGCAAGTGCAATATCTGACAATTGGGATAATTTATATATCATAGAATCAGCAACAAGTGGTAATGAAATAAAAATTAGTTCAAATGGTAGAACAGGAACAAGTGCATTATGGTCATCAGGAGCATCTCAAAGATGGGAAATAAAATCAACAGGTAATTTAATTGGATTATCTGCAACAACAGGTTCAAGTGCAACTTTAAGATTAGCAAGTAACCTAAGTGGTTCAGCATATGCAAGTGGAAGTACGATTGCAGTAGAATTAACCGCATCAGAAAATGGATTTGAAACAACTAAACAATTTGTAAATCAAAATATAGCAGTTGTTATCAACAACGCACCTGTTCCAAGTTTCAGTAACACATCTGCAAACTTAAATACAAATGGTGCAAGAAGTGGTAGTACGATTTCAACAATATCATTTACAGATACAGAAAGTGATTCACTAAATCACGGTTCATTTACATTTACAGACCCAAGTGGTCAATTAAATGCATATAAATCTGGCGATACTTATTTAGTACAACCAAAAAATAACTTAAGTGGTTCTGTTTATCCAATGACCGCATCTATAAAAGATACTCATGGATTTAGAGTAGGTACCACTAAACATAGTGTAACAATCGCATCAGCACCAATAGGTACTTTAACTACAAATGGTACATTTAGAGTAATAGAAAGTGCAGAGAATGGAGCACATATAAAAATTAATGCTGATGGTAGAACAGGAACACAAGCTGACTTAGGAGTTACTTATTCACCTCAATATAATTCCGCAGCAGTACAAGCATTTACTTCATCTAACGCAGCCATAGCAGTAAACAGTAATGGTAAACTAACAATAGGTGTACATATAAGTGGTTCAAGTACAGGTAGTGGTGATACAATTACATCAACTATAACATATCAAGACCAATTTAATAATATAGGTTCAGGAAGTATATCAGTAAGTGTAGTTGCAAATCAAGCACCAACTGCAACATTTAGTGAAGTAGGTGCAAATATGACCGCATCAGTAGCGGCATCAACAAATCTTACAACGATTACTATATCAGATACAGAATCGGATACACCATTCTCAGCTTCATTAGGTGGAACAGACGCAGGTAATTTAAAACTTGTACCACAAAATGCAAACTCATCATCATATCAACTACAAAGTGCAGGAACAATTAGTAATGGTGTGACTTACAACTATAGCGCATCAGTATTTGACAACTTTGATAAGTCAACAAATTACAATAGAAGTATAACAATTCTTGACCCTGTTGCTAAAACATATGTTTATGGTTGGGATGGTGGTTCTGCAGCAAGTGAAGCAGCTGCAATCGCATCATTAGGTGATAGTGGGGCAGATGGTGTTGGTATAACAAGTGGTTCTGTAATCGCACATTTACAAAGTGGCTCACTTGGTAAAACATTTAATCCATCATATGTAGGTGGACAAATGTTACTATTTGCAAGTTCATCCAAAGCAACATTATCAGATAGTAGCGCAACAGGACTATCAAGTTTTGGATATGTAAACTTTAGTGGTGGTTCAAGAAGATTAGTAGTAGTATTCCCATCAGCATCTAATCAAGGTGGTAAACCTGTAAGTATGTATGATGGAGTACCGCCAGATAGTACGGGTACTGCAAATGAATACTATGTATATGCAAAAGACGCAGCCATACCTGGTACAATTGGAACAGGTGTATATTACTTCAATACTGAAAATGCAGTAGAAGGATATTCAAAATGGGGAATGATTTTTGCAGAAGGTGAAAATACAAATAACTCAAGATATTATTTAATGCCTGACTCAGCGTCAGCACCATAAGAAAAGGAAAAGAAATAGATGGCAACAACGGCAGGTGATATTTATGTAAGAAGTGGGGCTTCGGGTTCATTCACATCAGTACAATATGTACAAGGTGGTTGGATTACTGTACCTTCTGCTTCAGACATGACAGGCATTTATCACGACAGACTTAGAGATGGACAGATAATTTGGGTAGAACATACCGAACAATTATATGTTACACGAAAGTTTGTTGCATTTTCTACGCCAGGTTATGCAGGAACAGATGATTCAGCATCATTCCATACTACTAACTTAGGTATTAGTGGTGGTGAAGGTGGTGGTAGTGGTGATATCACAAGTGTTGTAGCAGGAAATGGTTTAAGTGGTGGAGCAACAAGTGGTGACGCAACTTTAGCATTGGATACAACTTCAGCTACATTCAAAAGTGGAGTTAGTACTTTACTTACATCATTAAATAATTTTACAGGGTCATTAGATAAGACAATATTTAGAACTACTGGCTCATTTGAATCAACTACTAATAATTTAGATATAACAGGTTCTATGAGATTAAGTAGTGTTTTAAAGTTTAAAGAATTAAGTTCAACTCCTGCATATCAAGAAGGTGGAATATTTTATTCAGGTTCTAACTTCTATTTAGGATTGGGTAATAGTTAATAAAAAATTAATACATATTTATATTATGTATAATTAAGAAGTTTTGGTTGGTACAATGTTGTGTGCCAGTTGTTTAAAATAATAAATTAATAGGAGAAACAAAATGGGATGGAAAAAAGTCATTGTCTCAGGTTCAAGTGCCGACCTTCTTAATGTATCCGCATCAGCAGGATTCAAAGGAAATTTAGTTGGTAATGTAACGGGGACAGCAACCCAAGTTGGGAATAGTCTTACGGTAGATGATTCGACAATCCAACTTAACTCAGGAACCACATATGATGGTTCTGGTGCGAGAACCATTAGTGTAAAAAATAGTGGTATAACACTCGCAAAGATAGCTAACCAAGCTAACAATACGGTTTTAGGTAATGTATCAGGCGGTGCAGCTGCACCAAGTGCATTGACCGCAACAAACCTTAGAACATTAATCAATGTAGAAGATGGTGCAGATGTAACTGACGCAACTAATGTAACCGCAGCAGGTGCATTGATGGATTCAGAAGTAACTGATTTAGGATTAGTTAAAGGACTAACAAAAGCAGGAATTTCAGGTTCATTATCAAATACTGCATTAGCAGCATTAGGTGCAGGAATTGTATCTTCATCAGCACAGGTATCATCTTTAGCTGGTACTAATGATTCTACAATCACATTAACGGCAGGTGATGGTTTATCAGGTGGTGGTTCATTTACACTTAACCAAAGTGGTGCAGGTTCTGTATCATTTGCAGTAGGTGTTGATGATTCAACAATCGAACTTTCTTCAGATGCAGTAAGAATTAAAGATAGTGGTGTTACTTTAGCAAAAATAGCAAATCAAGCAAACAACACAATTTTAGGTAATGTATCAGGTGGCGCAGCCGCTCCAAGTGCATTAACTGCAACGAATGTTAGAACATTAATTAATGTTGAAGACGGAGCAGATGTAACAGATGCTACAAATGTAACCGCAGCAGGTGCATTGATGGATTCAGAAGTAACAAACCTTGCATTTGTAAAAGGATTAACTGCTGGTATTTCTGATGGAAATGTTTTAACTGCAAATGATGCAGTATCAGACGATGATTTCTTAAGAATCAACGGAACGGAAGTTGAAGGTTTAACTGCAGCACAAGTAAGAACTGCAATAAATGTTGAAGATGGTGCAGATGTAACAGATACTACGAATGTAACGGCAGCTGGAGCATTGATGGACTCTGAATTAACTAACCTAGCAGCAGTTAAAGCAATTGACCAAGGATTGGCAACAGGTAATAATGTAGCATTTGCTAATTTAACATTATCTGGTGATTTAGTAGTTAATGGTACAACAACAACACTTAATACTACAAACTTAAATGTAGAAGACCAATTTATTTTGGTTAACTCTGGTTCAACTGCAAAAGACGCAGGTTTAATATTTGGTGGAACAAGTGGAACTGCACAACAAGGTAAAGCACTTATTTGGGATTATTCTTACAATGGTAATGATGGTCGTTTAGCGATATCAACAACTGATGTTGCTCATGATAGTACTTCTAACTTTGGTGGTGGAACTGCAGGTTACTATGTAGCAGGTGTGTTCGCAGGAAGTGATACTGACGCAGCAACTGCAAAAGCAGACCACGCAGGTAATATTAGAATAGAATCAAATGAGATTTATATTTATGTGTAAATAAATTAAAAAATTAGTTATGTCAAATCATAAACAACACGCAAATACACAACAACCTATTAAAGAGACAAACCTCAAGCTCAATAAACAAGAGCTTGAGGTTCTCTTATTTTTGATATCTAATGGTACTTTTAAAGGTACAGACTTAGAATCAGTTTATAAATTAGCAGTAAAATTACAAAACTCTTACGATAAAATTAAATAGTTATGACACAATACGAAGGATTAAACGAAAAAGATTTAAAAGTTATTCAAATAGCATTACAAAGAATGCAGATAACAGGTGCTGAAGCATCAATGATGGTAAATCTACAACGAAAAATCGAAATGGAATTGGATTTTGTAAAAAGTCCAAAATCTAAAAGACCTAAAAAAGGCGATACTTTAATTAAAGGTTAATTCTTTCTTTTTTTCTCAATACTTATATACATAGGAATTAAAGTAAAATCTGGTTGTTGGCCCGAAAGGGAAGTGGGCTCAGTAGAGTAACCAACCGCAAAAAGGATTAAAATATGCCAAATTGGAAAAAAATTATAGTATCTGGCTCTAACGCAGAGTTAAACAATATCACCGCATCGGGTGAGATACTTATACCACAATATATTGAACACTTAGGTGATGATGACACTAAAATAGGATTTAGTGGTAATAATAATGTTGTACTTGTAACAGGCGGTGCAACAAGATTAAGAGCACAAAATAGTGGTGTAACTGTTACAGGTACATTTGACGCAACAAAAGAAAAACAAATCATCGTAACAAATGGTGAAGTATTAAAAGCTGATATAATAACCGCATACGCACCTTTTGGAAATATAAACCAAATGGATAGTGATGTTCAAACAGGATATTGGCAATATGTCGCACCTGTCGATGGATATGTAGAAAAAGTGATTGTAAGTCCTCACGCATCAGCTACAAGTGGTACGGTTGGATTACAATGGAAAAATCAAAGTGGCAATATTTCAACCGAAGTAAATGGAACAATTTCAGCAACCGCAGGTGTTCCAACAACCTATACTTTTGGTACATCATATAGTTTTAGTGGTGAGGATAGATTAAACTTATTAGTAGATAGGGGTGCAGTAAATAGGTCAAGAGGATTTGGTTTTACGATAATATTAAGACTTGATTTTGTTAGTTAAGGGGTATAAATGGAACTGATACACGGATTACATAAAGATACCTTAGTAGACATCAAAGGAAGAGTTAACAAAAGACAAGGTGTTCCGATTAACTTTTCCAACATAGAAGTTGGTGACTACATAAAAGGTTATGATATTGAAAATGGCGTTTCAAGATACAACAAGGTTGTGTCTATATTTACACGCACGGTAGATTCCTATTTAAAAATAAAACTTTCTGACGGAACTGAATTAAAAACTTCCGTTGATATAAAAATATTCAAAGATGGTGAATGGGTTTCACCAATCGGTAATACATCATGTTCATGTTCAAATTGTGGATGTGGTGATAAACTATTTTTCAATGATATTAAGATAAGTTCAATAAAATGGGTAGACGAATCCATTGAACTTATAAGTATTGAAGTAGAACCTGACCATAATTACTTTGTAGGTAACTTATTAGTACACAACACAGGTCCTCAAGGTTCAAAAGGTCAAAAAGGTGCACGAGGTGCTCAAGGTCCTCAAGGACCAACAGGTTCACAAGGTTCAGCTGGTGGTACAGGTGCAAAAGGTTCAACAGGTCCACAAGGTCCAAGTGGTGATACAGGTGCTCAAGGTGCTCAAGGTTCAAGTCCTAAAGGTGCTCAAGGTGCTCAAGGTTCAAGTCCTAAAGGTGCTCAAGGTGCTCAAGGACCACAAGGTGCTCAAGGTGCAAGTCCACAAGGTGCTCAAGGTGCTCAAGGACCAGCGGGTGAACAAGGTGCTCAAGGTGCCAGTCCACAAGGTGCTCAAGGTGCACAAGGTGCACAAGGACCAGCAGGTGAACAAGGTGCTCAAGGTTCAAGTCCAAAAGGTGCTCAAGGTGCTCAAGGTGCTCAAGGTCCAGCAGGACCACAAGGTGCTCAAGGTAGTTCACCTCAAGGTGCTCAAGGTACTCAAGGTGCACAAGGTCCACAAGGTCCACAAGGTGCACAAGGTGCAAGTCCAAAAGGTTCTCAAGGTGCTCAAGGTCCAGCAGGTGATACAGGTGCTCAAGGTGCTCAAGGTGCAAGTCCAAAAGGTTCTCAAGGTGCTCAAGGTCCAGCAGGACCACAAGGTGCTCAAGGTGCTCAAGGTGCAAGTCCAAAAGGTTCTCAAGGTGCTCAAGGTCCAGCAGGACCACAAGGTGCTCAAGGTGCTCAAGGTGCAAGTCCAAAAGGTGACCAAGGTGCTCAAGGAGCTACAGGACCACAAGGTGCTCAAGGTGCTCAAGGTTCAAGTCCTCAAGGTGCTCAAGGTGCAACAGGTGATACCGGCGCTCAAGGTGCTCAAGGTGCCAGTCCAAAAGGTTCTCAAGGTGCACAAGGACCAACAGGTGCACAAGGACCAAAAGGTTCTCAAGGTGCAAGTCCACAAGGTGCTCAAGGTGCTACAGGACCAACAGGAGCTCAAGGTGCTCAAGGTGCAAGTCCTAAAGGTGATACAGGTGCTCAAGGACCAAAAGGGTCTCAAGGTGCTCAAGGTGCCAGTCCAAAAGGTTCTCAAGGTGCTCAAGGTCCACAAGGTGAACAAGGGGCTCAAGGTGCTCAAGGTGCCAGTCCAAAAGGGTCTCAAGGTGCTCAAGGACCTCAAGGTGCTCAAGGTGCTCAAGGTGCCAGTCCAAAAGGTGACCAAGGTGCACAAGGACCGCAGGGTGACCAAGGTGACCAAGGTGCTCAAGGTGCAAGTCCTAAAGGTGATACAGGTGCTCAAGGACCAAAAGGGTCTCAAGGTGCTCAAGGTTCAAGTCCTCAAGGTGCTCAAGGTGCACAAGGACCAAAAGGTTCTCAAGGTGCACAAGGTGCCAGTCCAAAAGGTGATACAGGTGCACAAGGTCCACAAGGAGCTCAAGGTGCTCAAGGTGCAAGTCCTAAAGGTGATACAGGTGCTCAAGGACCAAAAGGGTCTCAAGGTGCTCAAGGTGCCAGTCCAAAAGGTTCTCAAGGTGCTCAAGGTCCACAAGGTGAACAAGGTGCTCAAGGTTCAAGTCCTCAAGGTGCTCAAGGTGCTCAAGGTCCACAAGGTTCAACGGGTGCTCAAGGTGCTGCAGGTTCAAATATACAAGGTTCTCAAGGTGCAAAAGGTCCACAAGGTGCTCAAGGAGCAACGGGTTCTCAAGGTGCAAGTCCTCAAGGTGCACAAGGTGCACAAGGACCTCAAGGTGCTCAAGGTGCTCAAGGTGCCAGTCCAAAAGGTTCTCAAGGTGCTCAAGGTCCACAAGGTGCTCAAGGTGCAACGGGTGGAACTGTACAAGGTTCACAAGGTGCTACAGGTGCACAAGGTCCACAAGGTTCAACGGGTGCTCAAGGTGCCAGTCCTAAAGGTGATACAGGTGACCAAGGTGCTCAAGGTGCAAGTCCTCAAGGTGCTCAAGGAGCTCAAGGACCTCAAGGTGCTCAAGGTGGTACAGTTCAAGGTTCTCAAGGTGCAAAAGGTGCAACAGGCCCACAAGGTGCTCAAGGTGCAAGTCCACAAGGTGCTCAAGGTGCAACGGGTGCACAAGGTGCAAGTCCTAAAGGTGACACAGGTGCTCAAGGTGCAAGTCCTCAAGGTGCTCAAGGAGCTCAAGGACCTCAAGGTGCTCAAGGTGGAACAATTCAAGGTGCTCAAGGTTCAACAGGTGCTCAAGGGGCAACGGGTGCTCAAGGTGCCAGTCCTAAAGGTGATACAGGTGCTCAAGGTGCACAAGGTGCAAGTCCTAAAGGTGACCAAGGTGCTCAAGGTGCAAGTCCTCAAGGTGCTCAAGGAGCTCAAGGACCTCAAGGTGCTCAAGGTGGTACAATTCAAGGTGCTCAAGGGGCAACGGGTGCTCAAGGGGCAACGGGTGCACAAGGTTCAAGTCCTCAAGGTGCTCAAGGGGCAACGGGTGCTCAAGGAGCTAGTCCTAAAGGTGATACAGGTGCTCAAGGTGCCAGTCCAAAAGGTGACCAAGGTGCTCAAGGTGCTCAAGGTGCAACGGGTGGAACAATTCAAGGTGCTCAAGGACCTCAAGGTGCTCAAGGAAATCAAGGAGCAACAGGCGCACAAGGTTCTGATGGTTCAAAAGGTCAAAAAGGTGCAAATGCATTAGGAACAGTAATAGGTGGTCCTGAAATTGGTCCAAGTGGTGGATTTGCATACTCGGCAACAGACGGATTATTAACATTTACGAGTGGAAGTACAAAATTTGTTGTATTGATGTACACAAGTGGTTCTTCTTAAGAAAAAATAAAAGGTTACAATGATAGGTGGTTTCTTAAAATCTCAACATACTTTATTAAATCTATCAGGTTCTACTGCCGAAATAGGTACACTTCAAACAGGTTCTTCTATTGTAGGTATTAGTATCAATGGTAATCCGTACACGGAAAACAACGATATTCCTTTAAATTGGACAGGTAGCTTTGTTAATGTATCAAATAATCCTGACTTTTCATTTCTTCAATTAAACGAAAACGAGGTTATTAAAGATGTTGGACCAACAGGTACACGACTTTTTAAAACAGTATATACATTAGAGACACCATCAGGTTCATTAAGTACTTGTGAAGATGAATATATAATGGTAGCTCAAAAAGTTGCCAATATGGCAGTTTACAATTCGGAAGATGGTGGTGGAACTTATTCAGACGGATATTATGTTTACTTTGAACAATTAGATGGTATTGAGTGGGGAAATGAAGATGATTCTTTAAATCATTATTTAGTAAGATTAAAAGAAGACAATCAAACATTTGAATATGTACCAATTACTAATGGTGTTGAAGAAACAAATGAAGACGAGCCAGTTTTAGGAATGTTTCCAGTTAGGAGTTTTGATGTAGAAGAATCTGACCTATTCATGGTAAATAGATTCGTAGTACACAACTTCTTTAATGGTGACGAAGATTGTTCAGTTCAATATAATAATGTACCAAGATGTACTGGGTATAGCCCATCAACTTTCTCATTTGACCAATCTGTTCCAAACAATGTAGCAAGTATTTTTGGAACTTGTTACAACTTTAGTGGTGTATCTGAAAGTTTTCCAAATGGTATGGCAATTTGTACACCCACATCTAATTTCAATTGGTATTCAAGTTGTAACGCGTGTGGTGATTCAGACTCTTCAACAGGTAGTAAAGGTTCAAAAGGACAAAAAGGTGCAACTGGCCCTTCTGGTGCACAAGGATTTAGTGGTCCTCAAGGTTCTCAAGGTCCATCACCAGCTGGTGCTCAAGGTGCTCAAGGTGCTCAAGGAAATCAAGGAGCAACGGGTGCGGCAGGTGCTAAAGGTGCTAAAGGTAATACAGGCGCCGCAGGTAATAAAGGTTCAAAAGGTAACACAGGTGTAGGTGGTCAAAAAGGGCATTCAGGAGATAAAGGTTCAAAAGGTAACACAGGCCGAACAGGTGCAAGTCCAACAGGAGCTGCAGGTGCTAAAGGTTCAACAGGTGCAACAGGCCGAACAGGCCGAACAGGTTCAAGTCCAACAGGAGCTGCAGGTGCTAAAGGTGCAAAAGGTAACACAGGCCGAACAGGCCGAACAGGTGCAAGTCCCGCAGGTGATGCAGGTGCAACAGGTGCTCAAGGTGATACAGGTTTCGAGGGACGAACAGGTTCAAGTCCCACAGGTGACGCAGGTGCTAAAGGTGCAAAAGGAAATACAGGCCGAACAGGTTCAAGTCCCACAGGTGCTGCAGGTGATGCAGGTAATAAAGGTGCAAAAGGTAACACAGGCCGAACAGGTTCAAGTCCCGGCGGTGCTGCAGGTGATGCAGGTAATAAAGGTGCAAAAGGAAATACAGGCCGAACAGGTTCAAGTCCCGGCGGTGCAACAGGCGATGCAGGAAATAAGGGTGCAAAAGGAAATACAGGCCGAACAGGTTCAAGTCCCGGCGGTGCAACAGGCCTCGCAGGTGCTAAAGGTGCAAAAGGTAATAAAGGACATACAGGTCCAAGTCCTGCAGGTGCAACAGGCCTCGCAGGTGCAAAAGGTAACACGGGTGCTCAAGGTGCAAGTCCAACAGGCGCAACAGGCCTCGCAGGTAAAAAGGGTTCAAAAGGTAACACAGGCCTACAAGGTGCAACAGGCCCAACTGGTGCAAAAGGTAATACGGGAGATACAGGTGCTCAAGGTGCAACAGGTTTAAGTCCAACGGGTGCAGGTGGTAAAGCAGGTGCTAAAGGTGCAAAGGGTAATCAAGGTGCAACTGGTGTAAAAGGTAATACAGGCATCGCAGGTGCTAAAGGTGCTAAAGGTAATACAGGCGTAGATGGTGACCAAGGTGACCAAGGTGCAACGGGCCTCGCAGGTGCAAAAGGTTCTAAAGGAAATTTAGGTAGACAAGGTTCTCAAGGTGCAACAGGCCTCGTAGGTGCTAAAGGTGCAAAAGGTAATACAGGCGCAACTGGTCTAAAAGGTACTAAAGGTACAACAGGCGATGCAGGAAATAAGGGTGCAAAAGGAAATACAGGTAACCAAGGTGTAAAAGGAAATACAGGCCTCGCAGGTGCTAAAGGTTCAACAGGCGCAGGTGGTAGACAAGGTTCAACAGGTAATACAGGCCTCGCAGGTGCTAAAGGTTCGAAAGGTAACACAGGTGGACAAGGTGTTCAAGGTGCAACCGGCCTCGCAGGTGCTAAAGGTGCAAAAGGAAATACAGGTAACCAAGGTGTAAAAGGAAATACAGGCCTCGCAGGTGCTAAAGGTTCTAAAGGAAATTTAGGTAGACAAGGTGTAAAAGGAAATACAGGCCTCGCAGGTGCTAAAGGTGCAAAAGGAAATACGGGTAACCAAGGTTCAACAGGTGCAACCGGCCTCGCAGGTGCTAAAGGTGCAAAAGGAAATACAGGTAACCAAGGTGTAAAAGGAAATACAGGCCTCGCAGGTGCTAAAGGTTCTAAAGGAAATTTAGGTAGGGATGGTGAAGTAGGTGCTCAAGGTGCAGCAGGTAATAAAGGTTCAACAGGCGCAGGTGGTAGACAAGGTGCAGTAGGTGCTCAAGGTGCACAAGGTGCATCAGCACCCGGCGATGCTCCAAGTGGTCAAACTGGTGATAAAGGACAAAAGGGTGCAACAGGTCCACAAGGTAATGCAGGTGCTAAAGGTTCGACAGGTGCAGGTGGTAGACAAGGTACACAAGGTAATACAGGTGTTGCAGGTGCTAAAGGTTCTAAAGGAAACTTAGGTAGACAAGGTTCTCAAGGTGCTCAAGGTGCAGATGGTTCAGATGCACCAAGCGGTGCAACAGGTCCACAAGGTGACCAAGGTCCACAAGGTGCTCAAGGTTCGGCAGGTGCTAAAGGTGCTAAAGGAAACACAGGTGCAACAGGCGATGCAGGAAACAAGGGTGCAAAAGGAAACACAGGCGCCGCAGGTGATAAAGGTTCAACAGGCGCAACAGGTAGACAAGGTGCAACCGGCGATGAAGCAGGTGATGCTCCAAGTGGTGCAGTAGGTGCTCAAGGTGCAACAGGTGCTCAAGGTGACGCAGGTAACCAAGGTGCTAAAGGTGCAACAGGTCCTCAAGGTAACGCGGGTGCTAAAGGTTCAAAAGGAAACACAGGCGCCGCAGGTGATAAAGGTTCAACAGGCGCAACGGGTAGACAAGGTGCAACAGGTGCTGATGCAGGTGACGCACCGAGTGGTGCAACAGGTCCACAAGGTGACCAAGGTTCTCAAGGTAATGCCGGAAACAAAGGTTCAAAAGGTAATACAGGTGCAACAGGCGATGCAGGTGCAAAGGGGTCAAAAGGTAATAAAGGTAACGCAGGTGCTAAGGGTTCAACTGGTGCAACGGGTAGACAAGGTGCAACGGGTGCTGATGCAAGTGATGCGCCGAGTGGAAATACAGGAGCTAAAGGTAACACGGGTGTAACAGGCGATGCTGGAAATAAAGGTTCAAAAGGTAACACAGGTGCAACAGGCGATGCAGGTGATAAAGGTTCAAAAGGTAACACAGGCGCTGCAGGTGATAAAGGTTCAAAAGGTAACACAGGTGGACAAGGTGCTCAAGGTGCTGATGGTTCAAATGCACCAACTGGCGCAACAGGTCCACAAGGTAATCAAGGTAATAAAGGTATAACTGGAAATGCAGGTAACAAAGGTGGTATAGGAGCACAGGGAACTTTAATGGCAGGTAGTGGTTACTTTGAGGTAACTGGTGGTAAATTAACATTTAAACCAAATGGGTGGTCAAGTGGTGATGATGTTTATATAGTAAGGTCTATCGTAAGTGGTAGCTTTTACTAATTAATTTTTAATATTTATAATAAAACAAAATAAAAGTTATGAGAGCAGGTTTTAGATTTGATAGAGATTCCTATCGAGAAAATGTAAACTTCAACGATTACTATTGGTTCAAAAACGCATTTAGCAGACAAGAATTGAAAACTATTGAGGAAATGACAAATAAACTTCCTTTTCAAGATGCTAAAGTAGGTGAAGGTGAACAATCCAAAAAAGACGATTACAGAAAATCAAGAATAAAGTGGTGTCCACAAAATGAAGAATGGGCATGGGTGTATGGAAAACTACATGATTTTATAAAATCCGCAAATGATTCAATGTGGAAGTTTGATTTATCTGCTATGAATGAGCAAATTCAATACACAGAATACTACGGAACACAAGAAGGTGGATATGATTGGCACATGGATTGTGGTATTGAAATACAGAATCAACGAAAAATATCAGTAACAGTACAACTTTCAGATTCACATGAGTATGAAGGTGGTGATTTGGAATTTAACATTGGGAAAGAAATAGTAGCACACAGAGAACAAGGAGCTGCAATTATATTTCCTTCATTTTATTTACATAGAGTAACTCCTGTAACAAAGGGTGTAAGAAAGTCTTTCGTTCTTTGGGTAGGCGGTGAACCATATAGGTAGTAGTATGCGAAAAACAAGTTTACCAACCGCATTAGTTTATGGATGGAATAGATTTGGAAGGTATGAGTTAGAATCCGATGTTTATTGGGAAGAAAACTTAATCGAAAAGGTAGTTATACATTCATATCGTACAGATAAAAATGTAAAAGTACATCTTTCTAAGCACAAACCTGATATTATTTTAGTATTTGGTGAAATACCTCAGAATTTAAAAGAATTATCCAAAAGAACTGATATATCATCTAAAATAGTTCAAAGAGACGAGATATTTGATGATAATGTTATAGCTAACATAATTGTTTGTCAATCTACATTTTGGGCGTGTAAATCTCAAAAAGAAATTTATGGTAATAAAGATAATCCCATTTTATCTATATTTACACCAACATATAAAACAGAAAAAAGAATTTTTAGAACATATAAATCTTTAGTTGAACAAACATATCAAAATTGGGAGTGGGTTGTTGTAGACGATTCACCAGAAGACCATAATTTAACTTGGCAAATGTTAAATCATATAGCAAGTTTAGATGATAGAGTAAAAATATATAGAATACAACCAAATTCAGGTGGTAATGTTGGTGAAGCAAAACATAGAGCAGCTATGTTATGTGATGGTGAGTGGTTATTTGAATTGGACCATGATGATTGGTTAATCTCAACTTGTTTAGAAGATGTATTGAACGCATCTAAAAAATATCCTGATGCAGGATTTATTTATACAGATGTAACGGAAATTAACAAAGATAATTCACCAAGACAATATGGTTATATTGGTGATGATTGGTATGGTCATCCTGAAAATATGTTTGTATTTGCATACGCAGGACATACTTGGAAACAAATAGATGGTAAGAGATGGTTAGTTCATCATTATCCTGAAATAAATCCAAAAACAATTAGATTTAATATAGGAATGCCAAATCATTGTAGAGTTTGGAATAGAGATACTTATCATAAGATAAGAGGTCATAGTAGAAACATATCAGTAGCAGATGATTTAGAATTGATTATTAAAACATTTTTAGAAACTAAATTTATTCATGTTAGAAAAATGTTATATGTACAATATAATAATGGTGATTCTACTGTTGATAACAATAGAGTAGATATTAATCGAAGAGCAAGATTAATTAGAGATTATTATGATTTTCAAATCAAAGAAAGATTTGAAGAACTTGGAAAAGAAGATTGGTTGTGGGATGATGATGCAGGACACTCTATAAAACAAATTGGTTATAGAGATGGAACAAAATATTACGAAAACGAAGGATTTGTAAATTACATAATAGATTAAGTATGAAAATATTATTTACAGTAGGTTATCAAAATAAACCATTCAATAAGACAAATTGGATAAAAAATGGTGTGGGTGGTTCAGAGTATTGTATAATACATCTTGCAGAAGAGTTTTCAAAAAACGGACACGATGTATTTGTTACAGGTGAATTAGATTCTGAAACATACAATCAAGTAAAGTATGTTGATTACACAAGTCTTCAAAATAATCAACACTTTGATGTTGTAATCGCATCTAATTATATACACTATTTCAAACACTTAGAAGAAAAAAATATTACATTTGATAAATCATACTTTTGGATACATAACTTAGAATTTTATCCGTGGTACAATGGTGGTGTATTACCAAATAACGGATTAGACTATCTTAAACACCCAAAACTAACAAATATAGTAGCAGTATCGGATTGGCAACGAGGTAAGTTATATGAAAAGTATAATATCGAAGGTGGTAAGATAAAGGTAATAGGTAATGCCGTAAATGTAGACTTATTTGATAGTATCAAACAAGAAAAATTTAAACACAAAGTAATTTACACATCAGGACCAGATAGAGGTCTATGGAATTTATTTAATATATGGGATGACTTAAAGAAAATAAATCCTAAATTAACATTATGGGTGGCACAACCACCATATACAAATGATTGGGATGATTTAGATAGAATTAAAAAAGATTATCCTAACATTGAAGATTTAGATGTAAGATTTTTAGGTTCTTTAAGTCCAAGTGATTTATACAGACAAATAAAATCATCTGAGTATTGGATTTATCCATCACAATATGATGAAACATATTGTATAACTGCACTTGAAATGATGATGGGTAGGGTAAAAATTATATCAACCGACACAGGTAATTTAAAAAAATTACTAAATAATAAATCCATAATCGTAAACTCTAATGTGGATGCAGGATTGATGAGAGAAACAATCGTAGCTGCATACGCATTTGAAGCTGATAGAGAACAAAATAGTATAGTAAACTTAGATAAGTCAGAAAAGTTTGCAAGAGAACAAAATTGGAGTGTAAGATATAATGAATGGATGGACATGATAAACGATTCTTCTACAAATAATGAATTAACAGAACTTCAAAAAACATTACTAATGGATGTAGAACCAAAAGAAGGTGAAAGATTACATTCCGATTTATACTCATATTGGGACAATAAACAAGAATGGACAAATAAATTTATAACATATTCGGCAAGAACAAAAGAATGGGACTTGATAGTAGATGAACCTTTTGATAGTTGTTTTACATTCCCACTATTTACAGAGGAGTTTTGTAAAAAAATTAGAGAAGAGGCAGAACACTCAAATGCATGGACTGTTGATAGACATGAAAACTATCCAACAACAGATATGTTATTAACCGCAATCGGTATGGATGAAATATATAATGATGTACTAAAAGAGTATGTTATGCAACTTAGCATATATTTATGGGCGTTAGAAGGTAAAGGTTGGGATGATATGAAATCCGAAAACTTTTTAGCTAAATATAAACCAAATGCACAAGGACATCTTTCTATACATCATGATAGAGCGGATATTACTTGTTTGATACAATTATCAGACTTAGACGAGTACGAGGGTGGTGGTACTTGGTTTAGAAGACAAAAGAAGTTAGTAAAAGGTCCAATCGGTTACGCAACATTACACCCTGGCAATATAACACATAAGCACGGCGCAAGGGCTACAACAAAAGGTACTCGTTATATTGTAGTTTCGTTTATGGAAAATAGGGAAAGCTAATTATTTCCATATTTATATACATAGAGGAGAATTAAATGGCAGTAAACATTCCAATTTGGCCTGGCTCAGGTTCATTTACAAGCGGTTCATCAACTCCTTTCGGATACTTTGATAGTGATGCACAATTTCAAAGTGACGCTCCGAAAGTTGCAGAGTGGTGTGCGAAGAGATTGGGATATCCAATCGTAGATGTTGAATTACAAGACATTAACTTTTTTACTTGTCTTGAAGAGGCAGCTAATGAATATTCTTCACAAGTAAATCAATATAGAGCAAAAGAAAATTTATTATCATTACAAGGGTCTGACTTGAATGGTGATTTAAAAGATACAGAAATAGCACCAAACCTAAATGGTGTAGTAAGTATAGCAAAAGATTATGGAACGGAAGCGGGTAGTGGTGGAAGAGTCACAGTATTCACGGGGTCGTTCAATATGAAATCAGGACAACAAATTTATGACTTATCGGATGCAAGTGTTGTAAACTTAGAAAGTGGTTCGGTTAATGATGGTGTTGTATTAAGAAAAGTATTCCATACACAACCACCCGCTATTATAAGATACTTTGACCCATTTGTAGGTACTGGTTTAGGTTCACAACAAATGATGGAAACTTTTGGATGGGGTAACTATTCGCCAGGTGTTTCTTTTATGATGCAACCAATGTTTGATGACTTGTTAAGATTACAAGCTATTGAATTTAATGATTACATTCGTAAATCTGCATATGGATTTCATGTAGATGGTAAACGAATAAGACTATACCCATTACCATCAGGAAGAGATGATGGTAAAAAGGTTTACTTTGACTATACATTAGAAAGTGATAGTAAATCAGCAGTAGCAGGTACAAATGTTGTAAGTGATTTATCAAACGCACCATTTGGAAGATTAACATACACAAATATTAATAGCGCAGGAAAACAATGGATTGCTAGATACGCATTGGCGTTAGCAAAAGAAATGTTAGGTGCAATTAGAGCTAAATTTAGTTCTATTCCTATACCAGGTGCAGATGTAACACTTGATGGTTCTGATTTAAGAAATGAAGCTTCAGCTGAAAAAGAAACTTTACTAACAGAATTAAAAGAAATGTTAGAATCTACATCTCGTAGAGCATTAATGGAAGCGCGTAAAGAAGAGTCTGAATTCTTAGAAGAAACTTTAAACAGAGTTCCAAGACCAATTTATATAGGATAAGACATGGCATTGTTCGGTGGACAACGAGATATGGATTTGTTCAACAAAGTGAACAAAGAACTCATCAATGATATTATTGATACAGAAGTCTATTACTATATGGTAGCGGTTACTGAAACTAAATCTAATTTATATGGTGAAGGTAAAGATAAAGTATTTCACAATCCAATAAAAGTACCATGTTTAGTTGAAAGAAATCAAGCATCACAAATTTCAGATGAATTTGGACAATCATATCAGCGTGAAGTACAATTCAAATTTTTAAGAGATACACTTGTATCAAAAGATTTAGTACCTGAAGTTGGTGACATTATACAATGGAATAATGAATATCATTTAATTGACGCATCGTATTCATATCAGTACTTTGCAGGTAAAAATCCTAAATATTGGGATGGTGGTGACACTCAAGGTCTTAATGTATCTATTATATGTGATACTCATGTAACAAGACAATCAAGTATTAAATTAGTAGAAACAAGATTTGGTAATTCAAATCAGAATGATAATGAAGTACCAGTAGGATTATAAAATGGCAACAAGATACAGAAACGAAGATAAATCAAAACCTCAGATTATACAAACACAATCGTCTACATCTGTTGACCCTAAGTTAAACAAGGCAAAACAAATAAGACGAGATAAAGACAATGTAAAAAATGTTAGTGTTGGTATTTATGATGTTGATTCTGCATTTAAAAACTTTTTAGAAAAAGATGTAAGACCAACTGTTGAGGATGATGGAAGATTTTTTCCTGTACCTGTAATGTACGCTTCACCTGAAAAATGGGCAAGTGCACAAAGAGATGGTTTTATGAAAGATGAAAACGGAATGATATTAACACCCGTTATAGTCTTCAAAAGAGATAATCTTTCAATTAATACAGAACTATCAAAACTAAAAGTTGCACAAAACGAAGACGCACATCAGGCATTTGAAAGAAAATATACAAAAGTAAATCGTTATGACCAATTTTCTATATTAACAGGTGAAGTTCCTAAAAAAGAATTTTTATCAGTAGAAAGACCAGACTATGTCGATTTACAATATGAAGTAATAGTTTGGTGTGACTACATGGAGCAGGTTAATAAAGTAGTAGAACAGATTGTATTCTTTCAAGGTCGTTCTTTTGGTGAAAGATACAAGTTTGTAATAAAAGGTGATTCTTACTCGTTTGAAACTATTGCAGAAATGGGTCAAGATAGAATTACTAAAGCAACAATATCATTGGTAGCAAAAGCATATATTGTACCAGAATATGTAGGTTTAAACAACAACACAAAACGAAGAATATCAAAAGGAAAAGTAGTATTTACTGAAGACCCAACACTTTCTGGCAATAAAAAAGCCAAAAAAAGTGGTAATGAATAATTTTTCCATATTTATATTAGTAGTAAACAATAAATTTTAGAGTTATGGCAGAAAAAGAATTAAGAAGTTTTTCGGAAGAAGAGAAAAAGAAAATTACAGAAATTCAAAGTAAAGTTTTATCTATAACTGCAAGGTTAGGTGAAATTGAAATCGGTATAACTACCTTAGAATCACAATTCAGTAGTTTAAAAGACGAAAAAGACACATTGATGAAATCTTACAGAGAATTAGTTGACGAAGAAAACAAGTTTGGTGAAGAATTGAGAAGTAAATATGGTGATGGAACATACGATGTTCAAACCAATACATTCACACCTAGCAAATAAGTATTCGTTTTCGAAATTTTTGAGGTATTTATATAAAGGTAAACCCAAAGATTTAATTTAGGAGAAAATAATGGCAGAAAGAATTGTTAGTCCAGGTGTATTCACAAGAGAAAAAGACCTATCGTTTTTACCTCAAGGTATCGGTGAAATAGGTGCAGCTCTAATTGGACAAAGTATAAAAGGACCTGCATTCGTACCAACAAAAGTAGAGTCCTTCGAAGAATTTACGCAGATATTTGGTGGATTGACACAAGATTCATATTTACCATATACTGCACAATCATATTTAGAAGACGCAGGAACTGCAACTATCGTTAGAGTATTAGGACAGAGTGGTTACACAGTTGAACCTTTAGTTTTAAAAATTAGTGGTTCAGTAGCAGCAGTAATTCATCCTACTACAAAAGTACCATTTGGTAGTGTTGCGAACTCAACAGGTTCCTTCAATATTTCAAAAGTTACTAACATAAGTGGGTCATATGACAACCCAACAACTGAAGTATCAGCGTCTAACTTCGCACTTTACCTAAAAGGTAATGGTGCAATTACAGGATTATCAGAATCAGCAGTATTAGCTATACCAACCGCATCATTGAACCCAACTGCCACTAATTATATCGGAAAAACATTTGGTTCATCTCCTAAAAATGGTTCGGAATTTGGTTTCTTATACATGAACTTTAAAGCTTTCCAATCTTCTTCGTTCTCAGCTGACGCTAATTGTGATGTTGAAGTCGATACAATGAGAAAGACTGATTATACAAAAGCATACTCTGAAGCAAGTACTCCTTATATTATATCACAAGATATCGCAGGTGTAACTAAAAACTTATTTAAGTTCCATACATTATCACATGGTACATCTACGAACTATGAGTTTAAAGTAGGTATTAGAGATATCAAACCTGCAAATGAAGTACCAGGTTCAGAATACGGAACATTCTCAGTAATAGTAAGAAGAGTAGACACTTCTAAGATTGCTAATTCAATTTTTGGACAAACAGTTCAAGATTCTGATTTAAGACCAAACATCGTAGAAGAGTTTAGTGGTGTAAACTTAGACCCTAACTCACCAAACTATATTAAGAGAGTTATCGGTGACAAATTTATTACTGTTGATGCAAACGGAAAAGTATCAAGTAATGGTGACTATCCAAACGCATCTTCACATATTAGAGTAGAAGTTGATAGTGATTTAGATGCAGGTGCACTTGATTCAAGTCTTGTACCATTTGGATTTGCAAAATTAACCTCACCTTTACATAGTGGACACAATTTACCAGCTCCATCATATGTAACTGACCAAGTTATTGGTACTGAGTATAACAAGAGAGCATTCTTAGGTTATAACTTCGACTTTACAAATACTGATAACTTAAACTTCTTGAACCCATTACCAGATTCAAATACTGAAACTGTTGGTAGTAAGTTCATGTTAAGTAATTGTACTTCTAACGGAGCAGCAATCACATTAAACTCTGTTATAGATGCTAAGAAATTCATAGTACCATTCCAAGGTGGTTTTGATGGATTCGCACCAAACAGAACAGTACTTACAGGTCAAAACATTGTTGCAGGTAATATGCAAGGATTAGATTTATCATCAGCTACGGCTCCTGGTACAATCGCTTTCAGAAAAGCAATCAACGCAATGTCAAATCCTGATGAGTACGATATGAACTTATTGGTAACGCCAGGTGTAATCAATAGACTACACTCTTCAGTTAGTACATTTGCAAAAGATATGTGTGAAGACAGACAAGACGCATTCTATGTAATGGACGCAGGAGCATATCAAGATTCAATCGCAACAGTAGTTAACTCACTAAGTTCATTTGATTCGAATTATGTTGGTACTTATCACCCATGGGTTAAAATCCTTGATGTAGATAAGAACAAGCCAGTCTGGGTACCACCAAGTGTTGTATTACCAGGTGTTATCGCATTTAATGACGCAGTTGCAGAACCATGGTTCGCACCAGCTGGTCTTAACAGAGGTGGTTTATCAAATGTAATCGAAGTTAAATCAAGATTAACTCACGATGAAAGAGATACATTATACGAAAATAGAATTAACCCAATCGCAACATTCCCTGGACAAGGAGCAACGGTATTTGGACAAAAAACACTCCAAGCTAGACCATCAGCACTTGACAGAATCAATGTAAGAAGATTGTTAATAGCATTGAAGAAGTTCATCGCATCATCTTCAAGATATCTATTGTTCGAAAATAACACGGCAGCGACAAGAAACAGATTCTTAAGTATAGTTAATCCTTACTTAGAGTCAGTTCAACAAAGACAAGGTCTTTACGCATTCCGAGTAATCATGGATGAGTCAAACAATACACCAGATATTATTGACAGAAACATCTTAAAAGGAGAGATTTTTATTCAACCAGCGAAAACTGCAGAGTTTATAGTACTTGATTTCAATGTACTACCAACAGGCGCAGCGTTCCCTGAATAAAAAAAAATAGATAACACTATTTATTAGAAAGAGAAATAGGAGAATTAAATGGCACAATTATTAGACCCAAATGAAATAATGTTCACCAACTTTGAACCTAAAATGTCAAATAGGTTCATCATGTACATCGAAGGAATCCCTGCATACTTGGTGAAAACAGCAGCCAGACCAGAAATAAACAATGGTAAAGTTACCATCGACCATATCAATGTTAGAAGATATGTAAAAGGTCGTTCTGAGTGGCAAGATTTAGCAATCACTTTATACGACCCAGTCGTACCTTCCGCTGCACAAGCAGTAATGGAGTGGGTAAGACTACATCACGAATCTGTAACAGGTAGAGATGGATACTCTGATTTCTATAAAAAAGATATCACATTCAACAGTTTGGGTCCTGTTGGTGATAAAGTAGAAGAGTGGACACTAAAAGGTGCATACATCCAATCTGCAAACTTTTCAGATATGGACTACGCAGGTGAAGACTTAGCAACCGTAGAAATGACACTTACTTACGATTACGCAATATTACAATTCTAAGATACTGATTGTCAATAGAAATTACAAAATGATAAACCCACCGATTGGTGGGTTTTTTATTATATAAACACATATTTATTACATATTAATACAAAGGAGAGATATTATGGCATACTTAATCGTTAGAAGAAAAGACGACAACATTGTTGAGTGGATAGGACATGATTCTGAAGGAACTTGGCAAGATGTTGCAAATGGTGAAGACCCAGCAACTCACTTTACTATTGCAGAGGCAGATGCAGAGTGGGGATTACCAGAAAATGGTTTTGACTATGGTGGAAGAGACAAAATCACATATGATGGTGATTTACCAGATGGATTTGAAGCAGGTGTAAATGTTTTAAATGGTTCAGAAGGAAGTTATTCTTGGGCATAATCAATATTTGGTGAAAAAATAGAAACCCCCAACTTTTTGGGGGTTTTTTGTATTATAAATGTTCCTGTTACATATATATTAGTGTACAGTACAACAAAATAGATATAAAACGAGTTTTATTATGGCAAAAGAAAAATTAGAAGACGAGTACCCAGTTTCCGATAAGGAAATGGTACAACAAGCTATCAAACAACACGAATCAAAAGAAGTTCGTGACTATAAATTCCCAACGGAAGTTATAGATTTACCCTCAAAAGGTCTAATATACGCTAAAGACAATCCACTTTCAAGTGGAAAGGTTGAAATGAAGTATATGACTGCAAAAGAGGAAGATATCCTAACTACACAATCATATATTAAAGACGGAACTGTTTTAGACAGATTGTTTCAATCACTAATCGTAGGAAATGGTGAAGGTGAACCTATAAAATATATTGATTTAGTTACAGGTGATAAAAACGCAATCATGATTGCTGCAAGGGTTCTTGGATATGGGAAAGAATATAAAGTAGAAATAGAAGACCCATTTAGTCCAGGTACAAAGCAAAAAGAAAACATCGACCTTACTCAGTTTGAAAACAAACCATATGATGGTTCAAATCAAGTAGAGCTAAATAAGAATGAATTTGAGTTTACACTACCTACATCGGATAGAAAAGTCACATTCATGGCTATGACTGAGTCAAAAGAAAGAAAAGTTAAACATCAAGTAGAGGCTCAAAAGAAGGCAAATCGTAAAATTAAAGATATGACTTCAAGAGAATTAACTACAAGGATGAAAAACATGATTCTTTCAGTAGATGGTTCAGACGACCAAAAAGACATTAATCATTTCGTGGACAACGAGTTATTTGCGGTAGATTCTAAGGCCCTCAGAGCGTATATCAACCAAAGTGTTCCAGATATTGATTTAACATTTGAATTTGTATCTGAGGAGACCGGGGAAGAGAGAGAAATGCAACTGCCTATGGATGTCGGGTTTTTTTGGCCTTCCGAGTGATTATAGAAAGCATTTACATTCTCAAATATTTGACCTCATTTATCACGGAAATGGTGGATTCACACATTCCGATGTTTACAACTTCCCAGTTTGGGCAAGAAACTTCTATGTTAGCAAGATAGTTGACTTTAAACAAGAAGAAAAGAAAGCACATGATAAGGAAGTAAGGAAAATGAAGTCAAAAATGCCTCGTGTAAAGAAGTAATATAAGAACCCGACATATTTGTTGGGTTTTTACATATTTATAGAATATAAACTAAGGGATATTATATGAAAACCATCAAAGCAACTAAATTAAGGGAAGTCTTATCTTCAAAAGGATTGGATGAAGGATTCATAGATAGAATCTTTAAAAGATTACAGGTTTCAAAATCTAATACTGAATTAGAAAAAATAGGAAAAGAAATAGAGGATTCAAATATTAAAATCCAAAAACTTAGAAACGACCCTGAGTATAAAAAAATGAAAAAGAAATATAATCTACAAGATGTACCAGGAATAGATACTGATTTTGGTAAAAAAGTTGATTTAGATGACTTTTTAAAAAATACTCAAAAACAAATAAAAAAATCCAGAAGTAAATAATCAAGGTAACTAAATGGCAAATAAGGATACCAGAGAAAGATTACAGTTACTCCAACAAGAGGCAGCTTTACAGAATAACTTAACTGCTACTTTGCAGAAAAACTTAGACCTGCGAACTAAAGAAGGTAAGATTAGTAAAGATATAGCTAATACTGTTGATAAATCCAAAGGATTAGAGAGTAAGTTACAAGGTATTCTTAACGAAAAACAAAAGTTATTAGAAGGTCACTACAAAATTACTGAAGATAGACAAAAAAAGCTATTAGAATCATTAGAAACTACCGAAGAACTTCTTCAAAAACAGAAGGATATAAAGGACGAAGCTGAGAAAAGGTTAAAGAAAGAAGAAGAAGAAGCGGAACTCCTAAAAGAAAATCAAAAGGCATTAGCAGGTGCATTTGGAATTTCATCAGAACTTGCAGACTTATTTGCGGCAGGTGGTGTCATGGCTCTTGGAGCTAAAACACTTACTGATGGGTTTGACGCAATGTCAACCGCATTTACTGAAACTTACGATACTGCATTAGATTTATATAAAACTATGGGCTTAACGGCAGGTGAAGCCGCTGGAGTTACTAATAGTATTCAAACGGCAGGAATGCTTAGTCTTACAGTAAGTGCACAAGAAGCGGCAACCGCTGCAAAGGACATGAGTGATGCGTTTGGGTCAGCTCAACATATAAATAGAGAAACATTAAAAGATGTAGTTGAATTAACTAATCTATTAGGTGATGGTGCTGGTGCAGTTAGACTGCAAGAAACATTTGAACAAGCAGGTGTTGACGCAAGTGATATGACTGATGAAATAAAAGACATCGCAAGAGGTGTTGGTGTCAACGCAGCTGCAGTTCTAAAAGATATGGCAAGTCAACAAAACCAAATGTTGGGAATGTCAAAAGAAGAAATTAAAGTAATGGCACAAAAATCAGCTGAACTCGTTAAACAAGGTTTATCGATGGATAAACTTAGAGGAATGTCTGATAATATGTTAAATATAGAAGGTAATATCTTAGCTCAGCAGAAAGCAAGAGCGTTTGGATTGGGTGAAATGTTACCTGACCAACAAGCTATGTTTGCAGCTGCAAATGAACTTCAGTTTGGTGATGCACAAAAAGGTGCAGAAATGATGACTGCCGCCCTTGCGGAAAGTGGTATTACTGCTGAAAAGTTTGGTTCATTGGGATTCAAACAACAACAGATATACGCTGACGCAATTGGAATGTCTGCAGATGAGTTAGGTACTATGTTACAGACTCAAGAAAAAAATAATGAACTTGTTGGAAAGTTTGGACCAACAGGCGCAGAGGCTTTCAATATGTTAGCTTCAGGCGCAATGACAGTTGGAAGTATGTTAAAAGAGATGTTAAAAACTCTTGCGATGTTTGTTGTACAATATGCAGTAATGAATAAAATACAAACTGGTAATACAGGCCTAAAGAATCTTTTACCTGGAAAAGGTGGTGGTGGTGGACCTCAAACAAAAGCACCAAAAACACCAAAGATAGACCCCAAAAGTGGTGGTGGTATGAGTGGTCTGACAGGAGCGATTGAAAAAATTGATGGTAAAAAATTAATGGCAGGTGGAGCGGCACTTTTACTTGTAGCAGCAGCCGTATTTGTATTTGGAAAAGCAGTACAAGAATTTATGAAGGTTGAGTGGAAAGCTATTGGTATGGCAGTTGTAGCTATGTTAGCATTAGTAGGTGCATTGGCATTAGTAGGTGCAATAATGATGAGTGGTGTTGGAGCAGTTGCAATTCTCGCAGGTGCAGCCGCAATGTTAGTTATAGCCGCAGCATTATTAGTTCTTGGATACGCAATACAAGAAATTGCAGTTGGATTTGAAATGATGGGTAATCTTACAGAATCCTTAATGGGTCTGATTACGATTGCACCCGCATTAATACCATTAACCATGATATTAGGATTACTTGGAATGGGAATGATGGCATTGGGTGTAGGGTTACTACTCGCAACGCCTGGTATTTTAGCGTTTGGAATAGCATCATTAGTTTTACAGGCGGCAGTTCCTGCAATTGAAGCGATGTCATTAGGATTAAGTCAATTAGTATTGATTGCACCAGGATTAATAGCATTGGCAGGTGCATTTACTATGTTAGGATTATCAATGATACCATTCGCACTTGGATTGGCACTAATTACACCTTTCATTGGTACATTAGTAGTATTAGGACTTATGTTACCTCTTATTACAAGTGCACTCGGTATGGGTGGTGAAGAGGCAGGTGCAGAAGCCGCAGGTGGTGGTGAAGGTGACCCATTATTGGAAGAGATTAGAGGATTACGACAAGATATGCAATCACAACCAATACAAATAGTATTTGACAATAGAGTTATTAGTGAAATATCAAGAGCACAAAGAACAAGACAGAGTAGAGGAGAATAATGTCATTAAAAGATTTAAAATCAAATCTTGGTGATTATAGAAAGCCAAAAAAAGAATTATTGAGTGAGAAGGAAAGACCAAATCCTACTTCATTTAATACAGTGCCTCTATCTGATAAAGTTCAAGATAAAAAAATACAATCATCAAAACAAACACCTGAAAAAGTTGGTACAAATCCAAATAAAGTAACTCAAGGTGATAAGTTTAAAGGTGAGACTGAAACTACTCAAGTAACTCAAGGTGATAAGTTTAAAGGTGAGACTGAAACTACTCAAGTAACTCAAGGTGATAAATTCAAAGGTGAGACCACACCAGCATTAGTAAATTTATCAGAAAAGTTCAAAGGTGAGACAACACCAAGTGACTTTAAATTTAGTCAACAATTCTTAGGTGAAACAACACCAAATGAATTTAAGTTTACTCAACAATTCTTAGGTGAGACAACACCAAAGAGTGCAAACAACTCAGAACAATTCTTAGGTGAGACAACTCAAAAAGAATCAGATAGGTCTTCTAAGTTTTTAGGTGAAACAACTCCTAACTTATCAGATAGGTCTTCTAAGTTCTTAGGTGAAACAACTCCTAACTTATCAGATAGAAGTTCTAAATTCTTAGGTGAAACGACTCCTAACTTATCAGACAGGTCTTCCAAGTTTTTAGGTGAAACAACTCCTAATGAAATGAATTTATCAGAACAATTCTTAGGTGAGACTGATAGACAAAATATAATACAGGGTGATAGGTTTAAAGGTGAGACAACACCAAGTGATTTTACATTTAGTGGAAAATTAGAAAGTCAAGGATTAGAAGTACCTCAAAAAGTGGATTTCTTTACAAATGATAAGGCAGAGGGATTCTCACCATTCATGAAAACTAAAGATGATACTAAATTTACAGGTATAAGTGGTACTCAGTTTGATAACGCATCTTCGTTATTAAGTAATTTTGGTGGTTCAAGTAGAGGAATATCATTCCACGCAGGATATGGTCAATATAAAGTTGGACAACCAACAGGAGATACTCAAAGATATTCACCAGATGGTGATAGATACATAGATTCATTTACAAGTATAGGTGATTTACTACAACAAAGACAATCACCATCATTCTTGGATGAAATGTATTCTAAATTTAATCTTAAAGACCCAGCAGCAAATAAATTTAGTTTGATACCTCAACCATACATCTTAAGAGGTATACAAAGAAAGAAAAAAGGTGAACCTCAAAGTTGGGGTCTTGGATTCCCTATTGATGATGGTTTAATCCGTGGTGGTGTAGTTGCATCAACTGAAAGAGCATTAATAGATGTTCTTAGAGTAGGTTCATTCTTCTTATCAGTAAAAGGTTTACTATGGTCCGCAACACAAATAGGATTACAGAGAACTAACAAATACAATAAAACATGGAC